GATCGTCGAAACATTGCAATGTTGATTGCAATGACTAGTCTTACTCCTTCTTGGATCCTCAAGAAGGGGTTTGTATTAATAATTCTAGTGTTTTCTCACAAACCACTATGTGTGATATTAGTTTGTCAATTTGATTTGTTGTATATTTCCATGTATATTATGTATATTAGTTTTCTCATGGAGATGGAGATGTAAATTTGTACAATTGGAGTGATAAATTCCAATTTTCTTTAAAATTCACATTTGTGCGAGTGAGGATACAGCTCACCTTCGGGTAGGAGGTTTCTCAACCTTCCCTCCTAAGTGGTTATTGTTACGGGCCCGGCGAAGTGGATTTTTCCGCCCGCTGGCTGCCTCCCCTGACCACTCAGCTTAATAGTTGTAACGCCGACCCGGGATCGCAACCGGGTTTTCATGAACATTCAAGTTTTTCTGACTACGGTCCGGATGAGCATATTTAATATATAATAATTTGACCAAACGGGGGTCTGTACCCGTCCGGTTTCTAATCCGAAGGCTCATACCGAAAGAGAAAATAGACTACTTTTGGAAAGATTTAAAAGTTCATGTTTAAGGAGGCTATTAAGCACTTGGCATTCTTTAAGTAGACGTTTAGGATGGCCAAGAGGGCTGAGGTCCCATTCATAATTTTATTATGAATTTTGGATTTTATTAACTTGTTAGATTGTATAATTTTACGATTTTCACGGGCGTTGCCAGAAACGCCCAAAACTAGTACTGGTGTAGATCCCTCCCAGTGCAATTCATTTTCAATTATGGAAGAATACGTTGTGAATCGACAGGTTAATTTAAACGTCTACAATAGTGGTGCCTCAAGTGAGGACCACTCTGCTGATAGACCCGTTTTAGGGTCATTCAGTGCACCTTCTCATTTACGGGAAGGATTAGATTTGCCAGGAGTTGGCAAATCATGTGTGGAGGACTGTGCAACAAATGTTAGCACAGCCCTAACTTGGGCTGGCTATTCAGCCCAACGTGTGTCTGATGAAGATAATGTGATTGAGCACCATCCTTCAGATTGTGTTGGAGATTTGGCAATAGATTTTATTGCTAGTGAAACGAGTGCTCCTCCTTTATTGAATCCATTAGGCAATATGGAGTTTGTCGATTTTGCGCAAATTGCAGGTAACTTGGCAACTCAAATTTGTGCTTTTGTGATGCGCACAGATCGCAGTTTTATCCAAATGGTTGCTAGTATTAATGGCATTTTGATGGCTTTAAAGCTTGACACGCATGTCTATCGCTGGATAGTCAGTGAGGTTTGTTCATTGGCAACTGGTTTAGAAGTGCGTCCAGAATCACTTGAAGAGTTAGGCGAAGCATTGGGTAAAGATGTGGTAAAGTTTATTACAGCAAACTTGTCTAGCGTGGTGGAAAAATTGGTTAAATTTTGTTCAGCTGCATTGATTGCTCCCTCTTTAATGCAATCGAAGATGTACTATATCAAAAATATTGGCTGTGCTTTGAATAAAGAGAGATTGAGCTCGTTCATGTCTGCATCGCTCACTGTGGACGCTGTTGTTGCCATGATGGCACATTGTGTCACACGGGGGGTTGAACATTTGGTTAATTGGTCGTTTCCCGATGAAGTTAACACTCTGTTGAGAGAGTCATGTAGGTTGCGCGAGGTCGCAGAGTCAACGTTGTCAACAATGGATCGTGAGACTAGAGATGAGTTATTGCTTGAATTAGACGCCACGCAGTGCAAGCTTGTTAATAAACACAAGAGTGTGCGGGGTGATAGATTTACTGTCGCGCAAGCCTTGCTCAGGGAATTGGACGCTGTGGACAAAGTTGTTACTAGAGTGCGCAATCATGCCATACATAGTGCAAGGGTGCCAGCGCCATTGTCTGTCATGTTAGTAGGTGAGCCTGCCATTGGCAAATCCGAGCTTACTAAACAAATCATGTATATCGTTGCCACTGTAAAGCGACCAGGACCTAATTGCAAACCATATGAATCATATGAGGTTTGCACGGCTCCAATGTCTAAGTACTGGAACAACATGACTAACCAGACCAAAGTTGTTATATTTGACGATGTTAACGCTTTGGTGAAGGCTGGTGAAACAAGTCAGTGTGTTGCTGCCAATTGGGCAGAACAACTGATACAATTGGTTAACAACCAAGGGTTTACACCTGAGTTGGCTGAAGCACATTTGAAGGGTACGGTGCAACCACATTTAGATATTGTTATATCTACAGCCAACGATGAGAACAGATATGGTAATGCCCCGGGTATGCGCAATTTGGATGCTGTGTTTAGGCGCTATGATATGATAGATGTGGTGCTTAAAGACGAATTCAAAGGCGAAGATGGGCAGATAGATTTTCGTCTTGTGTGCGAAAAGGGTGAAGACATTTACAGTGTTAATCCCTGGAAGCTTTCTTACAAGAAATATAATTTGGATAAAGCGCGCGAGATAGCGAGAAGTTCGGTGACCAAACGGGGGGTGGCTCCCGAACTGTGGGAGCATATCACATTTATGTATAAAGGTGAGGAGCGCAAGTCTGATGATATTACGTTAGACATGTTGTGTGAATTGTTCAGGCAACAGACCGCCACGCACACTGACAATGGTGACACTATTGCGAGGATGGATAGGATTACCAGGGAACGTTTGTTTCCAAATATGTTTAGTCCTGATGATTCAATTCGCCCGCAATCCAGTCTTGTAGCTGCGAATGGTGAATGGTATTTATATCAGTGTTATCACGTAGCGATCAATTCCAGTTTTTGGTTGCAAACTTTGATGCTTGTTGTTTTCCCCATTACATCTATTTTGTGGGTGTTTTACAAGACTATGGCGTGGGCCCCGCCCAGGTGGTTACGCTTTATTGACAGCAATTGCTCTTATAGAGAGTATTGCCAACACTGCTTTGCTAGTTGTTTAGTGCATTACCAGATATTGTTGTTTTGTTGGGCGTTCACGGTTGCCAAGACCACTGGACCGACGGTCAAATTTGTGGCTGGGTGCTTTGGTCTGGACCTACAAAAGATTTTCTTGTCAGTTTTGCTTGGCAATCGATTTGGTGGCACGTTTGGCATAGTACCTAGGGACCGCTTGAGGACAGCCAGTGTGAACGTGAGGCGTCGCTATGTTTCAGCGTTAGATATTATGGCAGATAAAGAAAGGCGTAGCAGGATGCAACGCGTTTTGCTTAAAGGAGTGTTTGCAGGTCTCACCCTTAAGATAGTTTATGATCTCGCTAAAACGGTCATTAAATTAGCTGGAGACTGGAAGCTTGCTAGACAATACAATGAGCGCATTGGTTCTGAGCCCACTTCGGATCCACAGACTACCATAGATACAAACGGCAATATTACGGTGGAACGCGATCCTAAGATAGACGCTGTTCCACGTCAGGTTGCATTCAAAGGCAGTTACGCCACTTTACCTAGAGATAGGTTTCGTAAAGTAGATCCAACACAGACTGTCGATGACAGTAGATATTTGGCTGGTAGATGTATATATAGGATAACTATAAGGCCGTGTTATGGTGGCCAACTTGACAGCATGCGATATTCAGAATACAAGTCAGAGATGCATGTGTGTGGATATGATACTTATTCTAGTGGCACGTATATGCTTACGGTGGCGCATGCATTTGCTCGAGATTTCACTCATTTCGCGGTGCGAATTCATGATCCAAGCAGGGTGACTAAAGATTACATTTTGTGCAAGAAAGATATTGCGTTCGCTCCTAAGATGTCATTAGGTAGCGGCGTGTTACACGATGTTGATTTGTGTATGTTCGAGCTGCCCAGGAGAGTGACTGGATCTTTGCCAGTTATTAGGAAATTGGTGTCAGACGTCAAGTTGCGTTGCGGCGAAACGCTTACTAGGTTAATACCCAAACATGACGATGCCAACAACGTACATATAATAGACATTGAAAGCGGTGAATATATGGGGCTTCAAACACACACTTATTCAGCAGGCACACCTGCTGCAAAGTTGCTGCCCAACCCAATTTCCTATTGGGTTGATGGCAGCGGTAACGATGGTCTTTGTGGCGCGCTGTTGATGAGTGGTGGTGTTGTGGTTGCCATGCACACGGGTGGCCATGCCACCAGAGATATGGTGACTGCTTGTCCAATCAATGACTCATTGTTGGTGTCCATGAAATCTCGATTGGCTGGGCGCACTTTGGGTATTGTGCCCAATGCCAGACTGGACGATTATTTTATTCGACCACCTTACTTGGAAGAGTATACGAAATCGAACGTGGAGATTAGTCCCAACGTTAGTGTTCGTGTGCCTGGCGCGTTGGAACCTGCGCTTAGTGACTGTTCTTATGAGTTTGTTGGCACGTTGTTGAAAAATGGATTGCCCGAAAATGTCAAGGCTACTAGTAGTATACAACAGTCACCGCATATAGAGTTTTTGATGGATTATTTGCCCAATGTGCCACAGATTTTGCGCAACTATGCAGTGCCGAGCTCACACTGGAAAATGCGGGACACTATAGATGCGTTTATAACCAAGAGTAGCATGTCACGCCCTGTAGATACACATTTATTGGCACTTGCTAAAGAAAAAGTGGGTTCGGCACTATATGACGCTTGTTGCAACATTGTGTCTAACAACCCAGGGTTTGCTGCTATGAGAGTATTTAATCTACAGGGTGGTCTTGACGGCAAAGGTTTCAATATGGCTGGTAAAGTGCCTATTAATACCTCGATTGGAGTGGCCTTTTCCGGTGTCAAGGCCGATCACGTGGTTAATGCCTATTCTCCTGAGCACAACGAGTATTTTGTGTGCTTCAAAGAAGATGATGAGATATCAATGGAGATACGTAATAGTGTTTACGATGTGATAGAACGACGCAAAAATGGCGAAGTTGGTTTGATTATCAATTCATTGTGCCCCAAGGATGAGGTGTTACCTGTTAAGGACACAGGAAAGACTAAGCCTATGAGACATATTAACAAAATGGATTTCGTACATATAATCGTCATGCGAATGTATTTCCAGCCTGTACTTATATTGCTTGGATATGATCCCTTGTCTTGTGGTCATTCCGTGGGTTTGGATCCCACCGTTAGCTATCTGGAGCTGATTAAGAGTTTAGTCAATGGTGACGTGGATCGTCCATTGTATGCCAGTGAAGTTGATGACAGTGCTTTCATTGCTACTGATTATAGTGGTTTTGATTTGAGCCTATCAGGAGAAGTCATTTCGGCTGTGATGGATATTTTGATAAATCTTACACGTTTGTTGCATTATACAGATGAAGATAGGCGTGTGATGGCTTCGATAGCTTATGACATTTGTAATCCTTCAGTTGTCATGTTGGGCACTATTATTAAGTTGACAGGAGTTAACACGTCGGGCAACCCATTAACCACTATTATAAATTGTGTGGCCAATATGATTATTAATTGTCAAATACACGCCATGATTGATTCAGATGTTAAAGCCAATTTGTATATGGTTGATCATAGCAGAGATTATACACATCTTAGCGTTGATGACATTAGATTTGACATTAGGCGCATTGTCACTTATGGAGATGATGTGGTCATTAGGGTTGACAAGGGTTCGAAGGTGACCCAACCAGCCACCATATATTATGGTAAACAGTTGGGCTATGTGATTACGGGTTCTGACAAGGCAGACACAGTCACCACATATGCTCAAGATTTTGGCTTTCTTAAGAGGAAGTTTAACCTTTATGTTCACCCTCGTAGTAAAGAAGTCATTATGTGCCTTGCACCATTGGCTATGGATTCTATATTTAAGCCATTCGTGTGGGGTGATTTTAAGAAAGTTGATATCAACGATCATTATGCTGGGCTTATTAAGTCCGCATTTCATGAGTTGGTGCAACACGGGGAAGAAGTGTATGAGATACATGGCCCCAAACTTTGGGCTTTTGTCCAAGCATTTAGCGTTCAGGACAAGCCTAGGAAAAATGCACCATTGATTTTTAGATCCAGTATTAAATCTAGGTTTAAGAAACCGTTTCTTAGCTGGGAAGATTCAATCAAGGAGAAATATGGTGAGCATTTATTTCGGACCTATGGTGAGCTGACACTGTCCGAGCTTGAGTTAATCGAGTTATAATTTAGCAGACCCTCCATGGTGTTAAACTGGTTTTGTGACACGCAATTTATTTGCGTTATTTCGGATTGGCACTCCCAGGTTTCTGTGCACAATGTAGAAGATCCACAGAAATTTTCATTGCTCCTATTTTTAACAGTGAAGTGTTAGGGACCATACATGCTTACAATTATGGTCTATGCCCTGGACAAGATTCCAGTGCCTTGGCGGGGGGACACCCGCCTATTCGTAGTAACAAGTACCCTTCGAATAGTATTTCTTGCTTGCCTGAGGTTGTGGTGGTAGAACCACAATCCAGTGAGACTTTTTCTACCAATCTCAGTAACAGCAATACTGTCAGCCAGAATGTTGAATTCATGGATGCCAATCCGGCATATGATTACAATGTTGAAAGCGTTAGTGATCCAACTAGAGCTTGTGCGGACATGAGTGACGCTGAATTAGGATCATTTTTCGAAAGGCCCATACTCATAGGAGAATATGCTTGGGTGCCGGGCATGGTGTTTTTCGAATCGTTTGACCCTTGGTCTTTGTTTTTCAATGATCCTCGTAATATTAACAGGTTAGCCAATTTCAATTTAATGAGATCGCGTTTGTGCATCAAATTTGTCATTAATGGTAATGGGTTTTATTATGGCCGCTTGTTGGCTTCGTACAATCCACTTCCTAGTTACGATCAGGTCTCGGTAAACAGAGGGCTTGGCTATGCCGTCGATTCCATCGGCGCGAGTCAAAAACCTCATATTTACATTAATCCCACGGAATGTCAAGGTGGTACACTTTGTGTGCCATTTGTACATTACCAAAACGCTTTACGTGTGCCACGTGCACAGTGGAGCGAAATGGGTGAAGTGACTGTGAGGTCATTGAATTTGCTGAAAAATGTGAATATTGCTAACCCTATTGCCGGGCAAGAGTTGACTTTGTCAGTTTTTGCTTGGGCTGAGGATGTTGATTTGTCTGTTCCCACATCTTCTAACCCGGTGACCATTGTGCCACAGAGTTTAGAAGTTGTTGTTCCACAATCGGATGAATATGGTACCACGCCAGTCAGCGCGGTGGCTTCCACCGTTGCTCGCGTGGCTGGCAAACTTACCAACATACCTTACATAGGTAAGTTTGCCAAGGCTACACAGCTCGGTGCTGGCTTTGTGGGTGATGTGGGCAAGTTGTTTGGATTTTCACGGCCTGCAATAATCGATCCGATACAGGTGTATGTGCCCAGATATGTGGGTGGATTGGCTAATGTTAATACGCCGGATGCCGTAAACAAATTATCGTTGGACGTCAAACAGGAGGTGACGGTTGATCCTGCTGTTGTTGGAGTTAGTTCAGCAGATGAAATGAGCATTGTGGGGTTGGCCAAACGTCAATCTTATTACACAACTTTCCAATGGGAAACGGCTGGCAATCCATACTCTGGGCCTGGCACCAAATTGTTTCAAACACAGGTGATGCCAACTGTTTACCAGACCTTGTGGACTGGGGCATCCAAAGAGTTTCATTTGATGCCCAGTGGTATGGTTGCTTTACCCTTTAAATATTGGGGTGGTTCTATGGAGTTTAGGTTCCAAATAGTATCATCCAATTTTCACCGTGGACGTCTTAGAATTGTCTGGGATCCAGACTCTTTGACTGGAGGTTCGTCGTCTACTGGTTACAATACTATGTACACACGAATAATAGACATCGCTGATATGCGCGATTTCACTTTCAAGGTTGGATGGGGTAGAGAATATTCTTTCTTACCAGTTCGTAATCCTATGAGGTTGGAAGACGGAGAAACGGTGCCCTCTTTTGCAAAGGGTGCGACAGCGCCCAACGTTTTGAGAGAGGTTTTCGGTAATGGTACATTGTCAGTGTTTGTGGTCAATGATTTGACCACAGCTAATCCTGACCCGAGCATCGATGCTAGTGTGGAGGTTAACGTGTTTGTTAACATGTGTGATGATGCTAGATTCGCGGAGCCTACTGATGCCGCTTTGAGCAACATCAGTTATTTTCGTCACAATCCATCAACAGAACCACAAGCATTAGAGGCAGTTGCTGCCGAGTCTGGTGATTTAGAGGTTGTACCCCAGTCTGATGAGAATGTGGCAGAGGTGCAACTTAGTGCTCCAGATAGCACTGACGTTGTCACGAGTGTTGGTGCTAGTGGTAGCACTGATGACCACACAATGGATGTGTTTTTCGGTGAACAGGTAGTCAGTATACGTGAGCTACTTAAAAGATACTGCTTGCATTCCGGTGCACTCACTGGAGTGTATGCCAATGAGGATAGAGGCTGGACAATGGAGCTAGTTCAACCAGATTTCCCTTATTACAAGGGATGGTGTCCCGATGGTCCGCAAAGTAGTACTCTTGGCCCGTTTGCGTATAGCCATATGACTTTTCTAAATTATTTTACCCCTTGTTACGTTGCTTATAGAGGCGGTATTAGGTGGAAATACCTGGCTACGCGCAATCCCATATCCACGGGAAATACGGAAGCTTCTGCCCTTACACAGTCAGATGTGTTTGGAAGTGTGACACGTGATGATGGCATTACTAAGAATTTGTCTGGTGTTCAGACTTATTCACCATATCGGTTTAGTTCAGTTACTAGCATTTTTAGATCCACGGTTCTTACTGGGTACAATAATGCTTTTAACCGCACACTAGTGACCAGTTGTCCATCTGAGGTGAGTGGTGCACATGTAGCACCGGTACAACTGAATCCGTCACTAGAGGTGGATTTGCCTTTTTACACAAATCGTAGATTCTTTAATGCGCGGCGAATTAACGTTGTTGATACTCGCGAGGCGGATTCTGGGCGTCCTATTGGAGGCGACGAGAACCCTCCTGTGCATAAGTTACAGATCACGGGCAATAAGTGTGCCGTGCTTGGATATGTGGCTGCAGCAGAGGATTTCAGTTTGTCATTCTTTGTGGGCGTACCCATAATGTATTCGTTAGGAGAAGATTCTCCTCATGGATATCCACCTGCTGACCTCACTTAATGTGTTGTCAGTTAAATTTTCCAGTGTTACACACGAAAAGATATGACTAATTAGTCATAATTTAAAAGACCCAGCGCGGGGTCTCTCTTCTTTGGTTTTGAGAGTTCTTTTTAGACGCCTTCGGGCGGCTTTAAACATGGTATATATGAATGCTATAAGGTTTTTAAGTCGCCCGAGATGGGCGGTGGAATTTTCCCTTGTTAGCGCAATTTATATATGCTTAGTGCATTTCCAAAAAA